GAAAAAACTAAAAGGAACTATTATTAATGAATCCAGTTGTAAAAAAATTTTTGCAAAAACAAATCTTTAAACAAAAAGGAGCTATAGGTTCTGCAGCATCAGTTGATTTTGCATACAAAGCTTTAGAGACTAGAATGAAAAATCTAGGGTTAGATATTAACCTAATCAAAACACAGAAAGATTTAGATCAAGCGTTAGGGTTTGTTACAAATATGGAGAACCAGATTTTTGCAAAAAAATTCGGTGATGTGTTAAAACCAGATGCAGAGATCATACCTATCACAGATCCAAAGAAAAGATTAGATCCTAAAAAACCTATTATGGGTGGCACACAGGATGAGAAGGAGATGTTACAAAAATCCATAGATAAAAATATAAAAGAGGCTACAGAGAAAGGCGACTTAACTGGTATTAAAAATCAAATATTAAGAGATCCAGATATTGCAAGAGAGTTTATGTTATCTAAAAAATTTCCGTTTAGTAGAGACACAAATGTTTTAAGTGGTGAAGATGCAATCCCACTTGCAAGAAAAGCAAAATTTGATGAAGAGATAGGTATAAAAAGTGTGGCACCAAGAGATTACAGCGTAGAAAAATTAATATCTGATTTTAAAAAGTTTGGTAATGCAACTGACAAAGATATTCAAATGATATTAGGCTCTGGCAAATCTGGTCAGATTCCATATGTCATGGACAACTACGGCATGAGTTATACAGATGTAATTAATACATTGAAACGTGGCGATCCATTGATCGAAGGACTGGCAACAGGTGGACGTGCAGGATTTAGAGTGGGTAAAAAAGTTATAGAAAAAATAGTCAAACCTAAAAAGACTTTAAAAAGCATCGAAGAGACTGGCATGATAGATATATCCGATCCGGATATTGCAGAAGAATTTGCAAAATTTATGAAACAAATGGACCCAGAGGGAAGTGCTAAAATACAAAAAATTGTAGATGATATTAATCAAAAAATAGAATTAAAAAATTTTAAAACAAAAGATCGTAAAGAAAATTCAGACGGTGGACGTATTGGTTTAAAAGTTGGTAGTCCAAGCAAACGTGCATTTTTAAAAGTCATGGGTGGTCTCGCTGCAACACTCGCTGCAATTAAATCTGGTTTAATTGGAACAGGTGGAAAAGAAGTAACTAAACAAGTTGTAAAAGAATCTGCTAAAGATGTAGCTAACGCACCACCAAAATATTTTTTTGATCTTGCAAACAAGATTAAACTTTTTGGTAAAGAGTCAAAAGTAAAACCTCAAGAAAGAGTAAATGAATATAATTATACAGGTAAAAATGGTGATCAATATACATTAACTGAAGATATTGGAACAGGTGATATGCAAATCACAAAAGATAAAATGGGCATTGGAACTGTAGATGAAAAATCTTTTGACACTATAAATGATAGATCTATTATGGAATACAGAGCGCCTAGAAAAGATGTTGATCCAGATTCAGAAAAATTTTTAAAAGAAGGTGCCGAGTATGATGAGTACAAAGTAGAATTTGATATGGATGGTACGATGGGAGATGGTGATGTCATTAGTGAAAATATTAAAAAAGAAATTATACAAGAAGCATCAGATATACCTGAAAGAAAAATTAAACGAGCAGGTGGTGGTGTCGCCTATATGTTAGGAGAATAATGAAAGATATTAAAATTCTAGAGATTATGGAACTCTTTGATGAGGACGAAGTAATCCCAGCAAGTGAGATGAAAAGACCACAGTCCGCATTAGACAGAGAAATGTTTGAAGATGCAAACAAAAGATTTAATCAAGCTGATGGGGGACGAACTGGTTTTGATGAAGGGTCATTTAAAATTTCTGATAAAAAAATTAAAGAAATATTTCCGACATATTTTACAGAGGACTACACAGGTAAATTAGATGAAAGTAAAATTAAAAAAATATTAAAAATATATTCTGACAAAGAAGGTGGTAGAAATTATATTGGTAAAAAAATAGGTGTAGATCAATCGGTGGTAGGTAGAATTTTAAATAAGGCCATAGAAAATGACATAATTAAAAAAGTTAAACCATCAGAATTTAAAACTAAAGATGAACAGAGAATATATAAAGATATTAGTGAGAGAAAAATTTACAAAACAGTTAGACCAATTACTGCTAACGATAGAAAAATAAATCCAGATATTCCAAAGAATGCAAAATTTAAAGTGCAACTTCCATCGGGAAAAAAAGGACAGAGCACCATGGTTAAATATTTTACTACAGCAGATGCCGCAACAAATGCAATTGCAAAAGCAGATAAATTTACTGAAACTCAAAAAATAGAAAAGAAAAAAATTTTTCAAAAACCTGTAAAAGAAATACATAAAATCGCAATGGCAGACGCCGAGGATATAAGCAATATATCTAATCTATCAAAACTTCTTTACGGAAAGTCTGATGTTAAATCCATGACCATGGCTGCAAATGATTTGGTTAGATATCAACAATTCTTATTAGGTTTTGAAGATGTAAAAGGTATTAAAATACCCGCTACTGAAAAATTAAATGATATTCTTTCGGAGTTTCCATCTCAAGATCAGTGGGGTAAGTTTGCATCTGGAACTCTTAGAGATGCTAAACTACAGATAAGAGACAAACTTTTAAAAACAAAAGGACCTAACCTTATTAGACTAAGAAACAATGTTTTAAAATTAGTTGACTCTGGTGTTTATAATTTAGATGAGGTTATGGGTGTTTCAGCTACTTTTGAACGTGCACCTGGTTACACAGAGTTTGGACAAGTGATTGACAAAAATATAAATCAATTAAAAAACACACAAATTGATGGTCCCTTTTCTAGATTGTTTAAAAAAGTTTTGGATGGCACAGCAACAATAGAAGAAGTGGAGGCGTTTAATAAAAAATCTTTAGCTTTTCAAAAGAAAAATAAAATAGATACACCTGTTATAAAATATACTCCTGGAGAAAAATTAAATCCAAAAGATTTCATAGCTAACTTTGATAAATTATCACCAGAGGCACAAGCAAATGTAAAAGACCTAGCTAAAAAAGGAGTGGTGTTAGAAACAAAAGCACTTCCTATGGGAGCTTTAGAAAGTGATATCGCTAAACAACTAGCAGCTTTTTCTGCCAACCCTAAATGTAGAGTGGCTTTTAGCAAAAAGGATGGTGGTAGAATAGGTTATGCGACTGGACCAGCAAATCTTTCAGAGTGTGCAAAAAGCGGTAGAGATAGATTAGAGAAAGTAATCAAAGGAGGTGTAAAACTTGGTGGTCAAGAGGGAGCTCTCGCTACACAAATTTTAAGAGCAGGTAGATCACTTGGCAGTGCCTTTACATTAAGTGGTTTGTTTGGCCCTGCTGCAATAGCCTTTACCGCTGCAGCTGAGGCAGGTATCGTTGGTTATGACATGCTGACGACAGGTAAAACTTTTAGAGAGACCATAGGAGATAGTTTACTTAACTATGCGCTTGGAGAGAAAACAAAAATAGATCCAAACAAAGAATTAATAAAAAGATTTGGTAAAAAAGACAATCAAGGTAAGTTTTTAATTCAAGGTATGACGGACGATAAACTTTTAGGTATACAACAAGTTTTAGATCAAACCAACATATTAAACACTATCTTAAAACAAAATTTAAAAGTTGAAGATCTAGCAGATCAAGTTAAGTTTCAAAACTTACAACCGAAAAATACGTTTATGTCTCCTGATGATGAAATGTTACAATCAGATACAGCGATGAGAACTAGACAATCTTTAGAAGATGAGCGACAAAAATTAAATAAGATTCTTAAAGATTATAGAACTCCAATGCCTGTCGATACAGGTGATTTAGGAGATTCTGTTGGATTAAGTATGGAAGATACAATTATATCAAATATGGCATCAGATAAATTTTTTAAACAAAAACAAGATCTCGCAGAAGCAGTAAGAGATGCAGAAATACAAAAATTAGAATCTAGCGGTCCAGTGTTTATGGGTAAATTGTTTCCTAAATTTGAAGCAGGTAGACAAGAGGATTTGTTAAATTTAAGGGCCGTGGATAACCCAGCTGTTGAGTATTCTCAAGCAAATCAATTCATGTATCCATTCGGTCTAGCAGGAGGTGGTATTGCTAAATTAGCTGGTATAGATGAAGGCCCACAGACAGTATCAATGAACCCTGACTCACAAGGGTTGCAGTCTTTAAAAAACCGTGTTAAGAATATATAGGAGTAACATATGGCAGAAATAGACAAAGGACTCCCGAACACAAGAAACAAAATAGATATCCCTTCAGATGAAGAGGTGCAAGAAGTTGCTGTTCAGGAACAAGAAGGACAAGATCCAAAAGGACCAATAGAAGTCATACCAGAAGAAGATGGTGGGGCAACTATCGATTACGAACCAGGCGCTGTAAATATACCTGGCACAGAAAATCATTTTGACAATTTAGCAGAACTTTTACCTGATGATGTTTTAGAACCTGTTGGTAATGACATGGTGCAAAACTATATGGATTATAAAGCATCAAGAAAAGATTGGGAACAGTCTTACACAACCGGATTAGATTTACTTGGTTTTAAATATGAAAACAGAACAGAACCATTTCAAGGAGCTTCAGGTGCAACACATCCAGTGTTAGCAGAAGCAGTCACACAGTTTCAAGCGCAAGCTTATAAAGAATTATTACCTGCAGACGGACCGGTAAGAACACAGGTTATAGGTATTAAGAATCCACAAACAGAACAACAAGCAACTCGTGTAAAAGATTACATGAATTATTTAATTATGGATGAAATGCAAGAGTATGAAGCAGAGTTTGATTCTATGTTATTTCATTTACCACTTGCAGGTTCTACGTTTAAAAAAGTTTATTACGACGTGCCAATGGGTAGAGTTGTGTCAAAATTTGTGCCGGCGGATGAATTAGTAGTGCCATACACAGCAACAAGTTTGGATGATGCAGAATCAATAATACACGTAATTAAAATGTCAGAGAATGAATTACGTAAACAACAGGTTAATGGTTTTTACAGAGACGTAGATTTATCTCCTCCATCAACTGTAGAACAAAACTCTGTTGAGAAAAAAGAAAAAGAATTAGACGGAACCAAAAAAGTTGGTAAACAAGAAACAATGTACACTCTGTTAGAGTGTCATGTAAATTTAGACTTAGAAGGTTTTGAAGAAGTTGGTGCAAACAATGAACCAACAGGAATAAAATTACCTTACATCGTAACAGTTGAAGAAGGTAGCCGATTAGTTCTCTCTATACGGAGAAACTATGCGCCCAATGATCTAAAGAAAAATAAGATCCAATATTTTGTCCATTTTAAATTTCTGCCAGGACTTGGATTTTATGGCTTTGGACTCATTCACATGATTGGCGGATTGAGTCGTACGGCAACGGCGGCTCTCCGTCAATTATTAGATGCCGGAACTTTATCAAATTTACCAGCAGGATTTAAACAAAGAGGCGTTAGAGTTAGAGATGAAGCAGCTCCAATACAACCAGGTGAATTTAAAGATGTAGATGCACCAGGCGGTAATTTAAGGGATGCATTCTTTCCACTGCCGTACAAAGAACCTTCTCAAACATTATTAAATTTATTAGGTATAGTTGTACAAGCAGGACAAAGGTTTGCTGCTATTGCTGACATGCAAGTTGGTGATGGTAATCAGGCTGCAGCTGTAGGAACAACGATTGCATTATTAGAACGTGGTTCAAGAGTTATGTCTGCTATACACAAAAGATGTTATGCAGCGATGAAAGATGAATTTAAATTACTTGCAAAAGTTGTATCACAATATTTACCACCAGAATATCCTTACGATGTTGTAGGTGGCGCAAGAAATGTTAAACAAGCAGATTTTGATGATAGAGTAGATGTTGTGCCAGTCGCAGATCCAAATATATTTTCTATGTCACAAAGAATTACACTTGCACAAACACAATTACAAATTGCAACATCAAATCCACAACTACACAACATGTATCAAATATACAGAAACATGTATGAAGCTATCGGTGTTAAAAATGTTGATGCAGTGTTACCACCACCAGCGCCAACAGCACCAATGGACCCAAGTATGGAACATATAAATGCTCTTGCTGGTAAACCTTTTCAAGCTTTTCCTGGTCAAGATCACAGAGCACACATAACTGCACACTTAAATTTTATGTCAACTAACATTGTAAGAAATAATCCTGCGGTTATGGCAGCAATACAAAAAAATATACTTGAACATATATCAATTATGGCTCAAGAGCAGGTACAATTAGAGTTTAGAGAGCAAATGCAACAGATGATGCAGATGCAACAACAAGCAGCAATGAACCCACAGATACAACAACAGCTACAAGCTCTTACAAATCAGGTCGAAGCTAGAAAATCTGTATTGATTGCAGAGATGACAGAGGAATATATGAAGGAAGAAAAGAAAATTACGTCACAATTTGATAATGATCCTCTTTTAAAACTAAAATCTAGAGAAGTTGACCTTCGTGCAATGGAAAATGAGCGTAAAAAAGACAACGATGAAGCTCAAATAGACCTTGCAAGAGCAAGATTAATGCAACAAGGTGAAATTGCAGAAGATAAAATGGATCAAAACGAAGATTTAGCTAAATTAAGAGCCGGAGTTAGCCTTGCAAAAACCGGAGTTAAGGAAGCAGCAATAGTAACGGGTGAAAAATAATGCCATTAAACAAAAAAGGTAAAAAAATTATGAAATCTATGAAGAAACAGTATGGTAAAAAGAGAGGTGAAAAGATATTCTATGCATCTAAGAACAAAGGTGTTATAAAAGGAGTAAAAAAAGGAGCATAAATGCAAAAACTAGATAAAATAAAAGAAGTTAAGGTTGCAGAGCAAAGTATTGAGGTAGATCCTAGATCAAAAACTACTGCTGACCAAGCTTTTAACTATATTGCTACAGGAAAACCTGAAATGCCAGTTGGCGGTCAGAAAAGAATGTTAGCAGAGAAAAAAAGAAACTCTAAAGCGTACTAATTATGTGGTTATCGGCGATTAAATTAGCCGTTTCTGCTGGAAGTAAGATTTACGCTAACAAGCAGAAAACGAAAATGGCAATGTCTGATGCACAACTAATGCATGCAGAACGTATGGCTCGAGGTGAGGAATCTTACCAGGGAAAACTGTTAGAGGCCAGACAATCAGACTGGAAGGACGAGGCAGTTTTGATAATTCTCAGTTTGCCCGTGTTGGTGCTTGCATATGCAGTCATATCGGATGATCCAACAGCGATGGACAAGGTAAAATTGTTTTTTGACATGTTCTCACAGCTCCCGTCATGGTTTACAAATCTCTGGATCCTTGTCGTAGCGTCGATTTATGGTATAAAGGGAACACAAATTTTTAGAAACGGAGGAAAAAAATAATGTTTAAAAGAACTTCAAAATATGCTTACGAAATGCTTGTACCTAAAATTAAAAAGAATTTAACAAGAAGACGAACTGAATTTGAAAAAACAGTTAAAAATGTTGATGATGCTTTAAAACCATTAACTCCAGAACAAAAAGTAACTGCTAAAAGTAAAGGTAGTATAAAAAAGACTGTTAACAAAATAAGTAAAATAATTGATGAAGCAGATAAAAAAGGTTTAGACCTAACAGAAAAAAAAGCTAAAGGTGGCAGAGTAGGATTAAAACTTGGAACTAAAAAAAAATCAAACGTAGAAAAAATTAAAAAAACATTTGGCACTTTATCTGTAAGAGCAGGAATAGATAACAATCCTAATCCAACTTATGCAGATAAAATTGCAGGTGCTAAAATGAAAAACAAAAATAAGAAAAAGATAATTTAATGGCTGGAAAAGGTTTATATGCAAACATACACGCTAAAAGAAAACGTGGAGGCAAGATGCGAAAGAAAGGTGCAAAGGGTGCACCAAAGGCATCTGACTTTAAAAGAGCAAAACAGACAGCGAGGAAATAATGACTAAACTATGTCCAAGAGGTAAAGCCGCAGCGAAAAGAAAATTCGCCGTATATCCTTCAGCATATGCTAATGCCTATGCTAGTAAAATTTGTGCAGGTAAAATTAAAGATCCATCTGGTGTAAAGAGAAAAGATTTCAAAGGACGAAAACCAGCTATGGGTGGTGGCATGATGAAAAGAGCAACCTATATGGGTGGTGGATTAACAGAGGCTACCGCTAAATTAAAAAGACAAGGTTTAAAAGGCGGTGGAATCTGTAAAAAAGGAATGAATAGGAAAGCCGTCGGAAAGAATTCGTAATGGCCGGTTTAAAAGAATGGTTCAAGCAAGATTGGGTCGACATTGGTGCCAAGAAAAAAGGTGGTGGTTTTAAAAAATGTGGAAGAAAATCTGCAAGTGGATCAAAAAGAAAGTATCCAAAGTGCGTGCCTGCTGCAAAAGCAGCAAGGATGACAGACTCTCAGAGGCGGAGTGCCGTTGCAAGAAAGAGAAGTAAAGCACAAGGTGTAGGTGGTAAACCAACTAATGTCCCAACATTTGCTAAAAGAAAAAAAGCAATGATGGGTGGTTTTATG